ATTACGGTAAACGTAGTCAGTATTCAGCAAATCTCGAAGAGCCAGATACACTAGGATCGATCTTCGATGGTTGGGGAGATGTTACTCCTCAGCTACGTTTTAAAAACAAACGACAGGCTCGCGAATACGGCGAGCGTAGAGAAGCAAACTATGGCTTTGAGCGTGCAGATGAATCTTATTCAGGTTCAATCGTAGCTCTTGGACATCAGCTTCAGCATCAGGGTCTCCGTGTGTCTGAGCATCCATCATTTGGTGGAGTACACCATGTTCATCATGGCTGGGCGCACTACGCAGGACGTGCGATCGACATAAATGTTGGTCGTGGAGTTTACGAGGCTCATTCGGCGTATGCACACAATTTTGATCATCTCGCTGCACAATTAAGGTCAGAGGGATACACAGTATTGTGGCGTGTTCCTGGTCATTATAACCATATGCACGTTCAAAAATAACAACGAGGGTGGCAATGTCCGTGCCACCCTTTTTTATAACGGGAGGATATTTTGAATATAGAAAAAGAAAAAGATACTACAGATATTCCTGATATTGAAAATCATCATTATTATCTATTCAACTCAACATTCGATGCAAGTTCTACTGGCGACGCTTTAAAGTTTATTCTTGCTCGTAATTTAATGAAGAAAGACCGCCCAAAGTTTATGAAATTTATCATTAACTCTCCTGGTGGTGAAGTTCCTTCTGCATTTGCTCTCATCGACACGATGAAGGGTTCAAAGATTCCGGTATACACATATGGTCTTGGTGAAATTGCTTCTTGTGGTTTACTTACGTTTATGTCTGGAGAAAAAGGACATCGTTACATTACTAGAAATACCGCAATTCTATCCCACCAGTTCTCATGGGGATCTATGGGTAAAGAACATGAATTGATGGCATCAGTTAAAGAGTTTAATAATACTAGCCAACGTATTATAGATCATTATAAAAAGTGTACTGGTCAAACCGAAGCAACTATTAAAAAATATCTATTACCACCAGAAGATGTTTGGTTAACGCCCAAGGAGGCAATAAAATATGGCATCGCGGATCACATTGTGGATTTTTATTGAGTGGCTGGCAACAGCTGTTCTTATTGTTGGTGTCGCTCTAACATCATGGAACATATATCCAGCTAATATATTCATAAGTGCTGTTGGAAATTTGTTATGGTTTGTAGTAGGTTGGCATTGGAGAAAATGGTCGCTTATTACAATCCAAGTTATAGTGACTGGTATATACGTGGTAGGAATGTGGAAGTATTGGTTCTTATAAATATGCAAAAAAAGGAATCAGTATGCATAACTTTTCAGAATTTATCGCCGAGTTAAAAATAACTCTACAATGTCATGATAATCTTAATCCTAAACTTTGGGACGGCGAGAAATTAAAACCAGAAGTTCGTAAAGCTCTGATAAAATTCGGAGAAACTTGGGCTGATTTTGCGAAGATTCCTAAAAGTATGATTGAAGATATCGTAATGACAGGTGGTAATACTAATTTCAATTATACTTCTAAATCAGATATCGATGTTCATCTTATCGTAGATCGTTCTAAACTTTTTAGTGACGCAAAATTCGTAGAAGAATATCTACAAGATAAAAAGTCTCTCTGGACTTTATCGCACGATGTTAATGTATACGGTTATCCTCTAGAACCATACGCCCAAGACAAGAGCATTAAGTATCCAAAAGATCAGGGCGTTTATTCTCTTAAAAACGACGAATGGTTAAAGAAACCTGGTAAGTGCGATTATGACTACCAGAATGATAATCTTCTAAAACAGAAAGTTAAACATTATATGCACGCTATTGATCATCTAATAAAACATAAAATGGGCGAAGGTGCAGTTAATCTTTTAAAAACAAAACTAAAAAACATGCGTGGCGCTGGCATCCAGCAATATGGTGAATATTCTAGGGAAAACCTAGTATTTAAAGAGCTACGCAACAGAGGCTATCTAGATAAAATGAATGCATATGATAAAAGTATGCAAGATCAAGAGCTCTCGCTTAAATAAATATTGCTTTTCTATAAAAAATAAGTTATAATGTTCTTGACTAAATTGGAGGTTATTATGGATATGAGCAGCGAATTAGAACATATGGTTGAGACAGACATGATCTTGCAGGGTTATAATCCTTTTGACCCTGCAGATGTAAATCTATTTTGGGAGAGATACTTAAATGGCTATTGAGATTTATTCAAAAAACAATTGCGTTTTTTGTGAACAAGCAAAACAAATCTTACGCACGCACGGAAAAGATTATATAGAGTATAAACTAGACGAAGATTTCACACGTGAGATCCTTCTATCTAAGTTTCCAGAAGCTAAAACGTTTCCTGTTATTGTTCTTGACGGTTTCAATATTGGTGGATTTGAACAATTGAAGCGTCATCTCACAGAAGAAACATCAGATAATCGAAAAATTTTATTAGAAAATAATTATTACGGAGCATAAATTATGGCTACATATGATCGTGATACTCTGTTAGAAGAATTACGTAAAAACGTTGTTGCGGTTTATTTCACAAAAGTTGATGGTTCAAAACGCGAGATGCGTTGTACTCTTATGCCATCATTACTTCCGCCTAATTATGTAAACGAACAGGCAGAAGAACAGGATTTCCATAACAAGAACCCAAATGTTCTTGCTGTGTGGGATGTGATGAAGGGTGGATGGCGATCATTTCGCATCGACTCCATTGAGTATGTTCAAGTCTTAGATCCATACCAATATTACTAATAGGAGTTGTAAATGAGCGAAAACGCCTACTGGGGCTATCACCTAATCGTAAACGCCGGAGACTGTAACAAAGCTGCTGTTACAGATTATGGAACAATTTATAATTTTGCTAAAGAGTTAGTAGAAAAAATTGAAATGGTTCCTTACGGCGAACCACAGATTGTTCATTTTGGTGAAGACAATAAGGCTGGATATACATTAGTTCAGCTTATCGAAACGAGTAACATCTGCGCACATTTATGTGACGATTCAGGCGATGTTTACCTAGACGTGTTTTCATGTAAAACATTTGATAAAGATGTTGTTTTACAACTCATTGACGATTATTTCCTACCTACACGTGTAAATACTACATATCTAGAAAGACAAGCATAATAAAATTGGAGTTTGATAATGAATATTATTTGGTCGGATTTCGATCCGAATTCAGAATGGTCTGTGAAACAGCGTGAAGCAAAGGCTGTCAATGGTCCAGAATATTGGCCGACAATGCGGGAAGTGTTCAAGCATGATTGTGCTACACTCCCGCTAAATCGTTTTCGTTTGTGGGCAAGTATCCACAACGTTCCTCTTGTAACTCAATACCGCACTTCTCGTTTTTTTGGCGAAGCATTCTATCATGCTTATCGCGACGAAGAAATTTATAATGCTCTTGTGGAAAATTGGATTGGTATTCCAGAAGCAATGGCAGAAGCTCTTCGACCAACCAATGACTTTGATACATCAACTCAACGTATCCAAAATCTTGGACATCTAATGATTACTGGGTTTGGTAAGGAGAAGCTACGTTCTATCAAGTCAATTGTTGAGATTGGTGCTGGTTATGGCGATATGTGTTCGCTAATCCACGACCTTGGTTTCGAAGGCGAATATACTATCGTTGATATTCCAGAGACTCAGCCAATTCAGGAATTCTATCTTGGTAAGCAGGGTATTACTCCAAAATGGTCGTTTGAAGATGACAACGTATCGCATGCTGATCTTGTAATTGCAACTTGGTCTCTATCAGAAACACCTCTCGAATATCGTGCGCAGCTAATGCCAAAGATCGATCAGTCAAAGAACTGGCTAATCATGGCGCAGTCTGAAATCTTTGGACAGAAAGTCAATGACGAATACTTCACTAACTTCTTCAAAGATAAGAACATGACAAAGATTCCACTCGGTTCAGAGCAGATGAAGCAGTGGGACGGCGATAATAATTATTATGTTGTGAGGGATTAATGCTTAACATTCGTTCAACTTATCCTATGGCAGAACCTTGTTATAACCACTCAGAAAAGTGGCGTCCAAACAATGGTATTACATTCGGAACATTTGATCTGATGCATGCTGGACATGTTACAATGCTCGAGCAATGCCGAGCGCAGTGTGATCATCTAATCGTTGGGTTGCAATCTGACCCAACGATCGACCGCCCTGACTCGAAGAACAAGCCAGTGCAATCTCTTTTTGAAAGATATGCGCAGTTATCGGCTTGCCGCTTTGTCGACCAGATCATTCCCTATGATACAGAAGAGGACTTGGCAAATATGCTAAGTATTCTTGACGTAAAAAAGCGATTCCTCGGCGAAGAATATAATGGCGAGTTTATCTATGCTGGTGATGTTTGTAAGCTGAGAAATATTGAATTAGTTTACATCGAACGCAAACATAATTATTCATCATCAAATCTAAGGACCAGAGTATATGCTTCAGAGTTGTATAAACGCTCCAATAATCCATCTTGAATATTTTGCTCAACAAGCGCAGAATCTTGATGGCCTGGTTATGGAGTTTGGTGTTGCTAAGGGAAGAACCATAACAAAGATCGCCCAAACATTATTAGAAAGAACAATATATGGGTTTGATTGGTTTCAGGGGTTACCAGAAGATTGGACAAATGGATATATGGCTGGGCATTTTGCTTGCGATAAGCCAACAGATCTACCAGAAAACGTAGTAATTATAGAAGGTTTGTTTAAGAAAACCATTCCTGGATTTATTAAAGAACATAAAGAAGAAAAAGTTGCATTCATGCATGTTGATTGCGATATCTATTCTTCTGCCAAATATGTTCTTGATAAATTCGAAAAAAAATTCCAAGATGGTTCAATTGTTGTCTTTGATGAGTTTATTATATATAATAATTATCAACATCATGAATGGAAAGCATGGAATGAATTCTTAGAAAAAACCAAGTATAAATACGAAGTGCTCGGAAGAGCTCATGAAGAAAGTGTAGCATTTAGAATTTACAAGTGAGGTTATTATGTCGTTTACTGATCAATTTTTCAACGAAGTAGTAGATATATCAAATGCAATCGACAGAAACAAAATCGAAAAGATGGCTAAATCTATTGCGGATGTCGGTGCGCATGCTGGTCGCATTTTTGTGCTTGGCGTGGGTGGTAGCGCTGGCAACGCTTCCCATATGGTTAATGATCTTCGAAAATTATGTAGGATCGAATCATATTGCCCAACAGACAACGTTCCAGAACTTACAGCTAGAACGAACGACGAAGGGTTTGACACCATTTTCACCGAATATCTCAAAGTAAGTAATTTCTGCAGCCGAGATGCTATTTTTATTCTATCTGTTGGTGGTGGTAACAAAGAAAAGAATGTATCAGTTGGTTTGGTTAAAGCAATTGACTTAGCAAAAGAATATGGCGCCAAGATTTTTGGTATTGTTGGTAAACCAGATGGTTATGCTGCTAAGAATGGCGATATTGTTGTTGTAGTTCCTCCCCTTTCTCCAAGTAGAGTTACTCCTCACTCAGAAGCATTCCAGGCTGTCGTTTGGCATTGCTTAGTTTCTAATCCTGCACTACAGAAGAATGCAACCAAATGGTAAAGGCAGTATTTCTTGATCGTGATGGAACCCTAAACAAACTTGTTCATGGTAGAGATAATCCAAAACATGTTTGTCCTTGGGATTTCTCAGAGTTTAGTTATATTGATGGCGTACAAAAAGCCATTAGAGGTTTGAGAGCTCTAGGTTTTTCGCTCCACGTTGTAACTAATCAACCAGATATTGATGACGGATATACTACTGCAGAAACTATGAAACAGATACATGAAGCTATTGCTAAAGATCTTCATGTAGATACTATTCAAGCTGCATTAACTCGTGGCACTGAAGAGTATAAACCTAATCCTGGTATGTTGAATAGGATCATCAAAGAATGGATGGTTTCTAAAGAACGTAGTTGGATGATTGGTGATACATGGCGTGACGTTGTTGCAGGAAACCGTGCTGGCGTTAAGACTATATATCTTGGTGAGATTTATAATGCTCCTGCAGAATATTTGCATATCACTCCAGACTTTTATGCAAAAGATCTATTACAAGCAGTAAATATTATTCAACAGAATGTAGGTGGAAGATGAGATCATTTAATATTGACATATACGCTGATGGTGCAGACTATAAAGGCATTATTGAGTTTGCTAGAAATCCAGCAATCAAAGGATTTACTACTAATCCAACTTTGATGA